ATGGAAATATAATTATTACTCCTATAAGTTCATCTGAGGATTATGCATCAAATGTAGCGGATCTTGCTGCTGTAGGTATAGGTGTTTTACAAGGACAAGATGGTTATAGTGGAACTAATTATTTACAGTATCTTACTGTAGGATTTTCATCATCAGTTACTTTATATGAAAACCAATATAAATGTGTTATAAGAGAAAATGAATTCGGCTATTCACTAAACCCATCATTATTATCAGGAAGTCAATCTGAAGCACCTCTATTAGGTACAAATTACGTTTATAAAGACTTTGCAACAGGATCTTATTTTAGTCCTTATATTACAACCGTAGGATTATATGATAATGATCAAAATTTATTAGCTATTGGAAAACTATCAGTACCAACAAAAGTACCGATGAATGCTGACTTAGAAATTCAAGTAGCATTTGATACAAATTAATTACATTAATAATCCTAAATGATAAATATGCCAACAACCGCTACCTGGATATACCAGGGAAGGGTTATAACATCAATAGAAGATATGCCTAAAGGTACTTATGGGTTTATATACGAAGTTATATATAAACCTACAGATGTAAGATATATAGGTAAAAAAGTTTTATATTTTGAAAGAAATAAAAAATTAGGTAAAAAAGCACTACAAGCTTTAAAAGAAGAAAGGTCTAAACAAGGTCTTAAAGGACGTACCCCGTTAAAACAAAAAGTAATAACAGAATCTGATTGGAAAGATTATTATGGATCCCAAAAAGAAATATTAGCTTTATCTAAAAAAGATAATAATGGAAAAAATTGGGAAAAACGTATATTAGAATTTGTACCAAACAAAAAATTACTTACTTATTATGAAACTAAATATTTATTTTTAAATGAAGTATTAGAAAACCAATATAGTGCTCATATTAATGATAATATTCTAGGTAAATTTTTTACACGTGACTTTGGAGATATAAAATAATAGTTGTATATTCCCCATATGATAAATGAACTACTAGTAAGCTTAGTAAGTAGAGTATTAGGAGATGGAAAAATAACTGCTCGGGGTAATAGAGCATTCCATTGTCCCCTATGTAACCATTCTAAACCTAAATTAGAAATTAATTTTACAGATAATAAAAAAGGCTATCATCCTTGGCATTGTTGGGTTTGTAACGAAAAAGGAAAATATTTAAATACTTTATTTAAAAAAGTAAAAGCATTACCTGAACATTTTTCAGAATTAAAATCATTAGTAAAAACAGGTTATCAAGTTAGGGATACTGAGATAATTAAATATGACTTAAAATTACCTGATGAATTTACTTCTATAACTAATAATAGTAAAAATATAATAGGAAGACAGGCATGGGCTTATTTAAAAAATAGAGGTATAACTATTGAAGATATTGAAAAATATAATATGGGATATTGTGAGTATGGAAGATATTCTAAAATGGTTATTATACCATCATATGATAAAAATGGACAGTTAAACTATTATACAGGAAGATCATTTGAAAAAGATCCTTATATAAAGTATAAAAACCCAGAAGCATCAAGAAATATAATACCAAACGAACATTTAATCAATTGGTCTTTACCTTTAGTTATATGTGAGGGTATGTTTGATGCTATAGCTATTAAACGTAATGCTATACCTTTATTAGGTAAAAACATACAATCTGAATTAATGAAAAAAATAGTAACATCTACTATTGAAAAAATATATATAGCATTAGATACAGATGCTATGAAACAAGCAGTTAAATTTGCTGAAGAATTTATAAATGAAGGAAAAGAAGTTTACTTAATAGATCTTAAAGAAAAAGATCCTAGTGAAATGGGGTTTTATAATTTTACAAAATTAATCCAAAATACATTCCCCTTAACCTCCTACCAATTAATGGAAAGGAAATTACAATCAATATGAAAAAAAGAAATATAAAAAAATCTTATAATAGGATTTTAGAAATTAGTGAGGATTCAAAACAAATCACACTACCAGATGCAAGATATTATCGTAGAAATGGTAAATATTACCCATCAATAACTTATGTTTTAAGTTGTTATCCTAAAGGAAAACACTTCCAAGATTGGTTAAAAAAAGTAGGTTTTAGTGCTGATTGGATTGTTAAAAAAGCAGCTGAAGAAGGTACCCAAGTGCATGAAATGATTGAGGATTATCTTAATGGTAAGGAATTAAATTTTTTATCTAATGGTGTGCCTATATATAATCCTGATGTTTGGCAAATGTTTTTAAAATTTGTTGATTTTTGGGAAACCTATAATCCTACATTAGTTGAAGCAGAAGTACATTTATTTTCAGATAAAATCAAAGTAGCAGGTACTTGTGATTTAGTGTGTGAAATTGAAATTGAAGGTAAAACTGAAATGTGGATTATTGATTTCAAAACCTCTAACAACTTACAGATAACTCATGATTTACAGGGAGCTATTTATGCTCAATGTTATGAAGAATGTTATGGTAAAAATGTAGATAGAGTAGGTGTGTTGTGGTTGAAATCAAAATCAAGAGGAGAAGATAAGACAGGTAAAAAAATAAAAGGTAAAGGATGGGAAATGCATGAATCAAAACGTACACAAGAAGAAAATTTAGATATTTTTAATACTGTTAAAAAATTATTTGATTTGGAATTTCCAAGACATTCTCCTACATTCACAGAATTTAAAACTACAGCTAAGAGAAACTTATAATATTTATAATAAAAATATATGATAAGTTTAATTAAAATTTTAAATGAAGCTATTGGTAAACCTAAAGCTATTATATTAGCAGGTGCACCTGGAGCAGGTAAAGGATTTATTTTAAGAGGATTAGATCTTTCAGGATTAACTACATACAATTTAGATTTAGATTTTGTTCCTCTATTAAAGAAAGCAGGTGTAAGTTTAGATTTAAAAAATGCTACACCTGAAGAAAGAAGCCAATCAGCTAAATTAATGAGACAAGCAACATCTAAATTAAAAGATGAAGATTTACCTAAAGCAATAGCTAATAGAGAATCATTTATATTAGATGGAACAGCAGCATCAAGTAAAGCTACTCTTAAATTAAAAGATGAATTAGAAAAAGCAGGATATGAAGTATTTATGCTTTATGTTTATACAGATTTAGAACGTTCATTAAAACAAAATCAAGATAGATTTGATAAATCCGGAGGTGAAGATAGAAGTTTAGCTCCTGCTATTGTAATGCGTACGTGGAATGATGTTACTAAAAATTATGATGAATATAAAAATACTTTTGGTAATAATTTTGTATCTGTTTCAAATTTATTAAAAGATGAAAAACTAAAGGATTTAGAATCAATAGTAAAAAAATATCTAGATCCTTTTAAACCACAAGGAACAAAACCAAAAGATGCTAAAGCACAAGCTAGATCAGATAAAATGAAAGCTGAGATAAATGCACAAATCAAAGCTTTATTAGCTAATGATGGAGTTAAAAATATAATAGACAATTCCGTATCAGCTGAAGAAGCACAATCAAAAATAAAACAATTTTTAGGTAAATGAATAAATTAATAAAATTATTATTAGAAGGACTATTACCCGAGAATAAAAATAAAATAGTTGCTTTATATGGCGGGGGTTTTAAACCACCTATAGGGGGACATTTTGAAGTAGTAGATGAAGCTTTAAAACAATACCCTGAAATTGATGAATTAATTATATTAGTAGGAAGTGGAGAAAGAAATGGTATTTCACAAGCTGAAGCTATTTTGATATGGGAAATTTATCAAGATTATTTACCACCAAAAGTTAAAATTCAACCATCAAAAATGCCAATTGGTGATATTTATAGTTTTGCTAAAAATAATCCCCAAGATATTATTTATTGGATAATTGGTAGAAGAGAGGGTGCCGAAGATGATGATAAAGATATAATTGATAGAGCAAAGGCATTAAAAAAGAATCCTGAAAAGTATAATAATTTAGATTTAAAAATTATTACTACTCAAGATGAAGGTATGAGAGGTAGAAATTCTAGGGAAGCAGCTAAAAAAGGTAAATTATATTTTACTCCATTTTTACCCCAAAAGTTATCAAAAGAAGATAAAAGTAAAGTATTTGATATAGTTTCTCCTGTATTAAAAGAAAACGCTACATATTCCCAGAATATAGATTATAAACAAATGATTCAGGATCTAACTGATTATATGATAAAAAAGGGTAGAAATATAGAACCTTTACCTAAAGTAGAATTTATAGAGGGTGATTCAAAAAATGCAAAAGATTTTTTTGGTAAAACAGCTTATTATGATCCTAATACTCAAACTATAGTTCTATATACAGAAGGTAGACATCCCAAAGATATAGTTAGATCATTTTCTCATGAAATGGTTCATCATACTCAATTTTTAGAAGATAGATTAGGTGATGTTCAAACAACTGATACTACTGAAGATGATAATTTAGATAAGATTGAACAGGAAGCTAATTTAGTAGGTACAATGACATTTAGAAATTGGACTGATAGTATAAATGAAAAGAAAAATAAAGATCCATTTGGTTTAAATGCCTATGCTCTTGAATTAGCTCGGGGATTAGAAGAAGGGGATACCTATGAAAAAATGGCTGCTAAAGGAAAAAAAGCAGGCAAATTAAAACAAGGTACAGTTAGAAAAAGATTAAATATACCTAAAGATAAAAAAATTCCATTAACATTAATTAATAAAGAATTATCTAGATTAAAAAAGATGGATAAAGATGATGATAAAAAGGGTGTTCAATTAGGGGATAAAAACCAAAAATATTATAAAGCACTACAGTTATCTAAAACCTTAAAAACTACTACTAATGTTAATGAAGATGATCCCAAAAAAGGTACAGGTAAAAAACCTAAGGGATCAGGACGTAGATTATATACTGATGAAGATCCTTCTAACACAGTAGGCATTAAATTTTCAACTAGACAAGATATAGTTGATACCTTAAATAAATCTTCGTTTAAAAATAAATCCCATGCTCGTCAATCCCAAATTATTAATTTAATACACCAAAGGGTAAGAGCAGCATTAGGCAGAACTAAAGATACTAAAAAGAAAAAAAGACTTCAAACGGCTTTTAGTTACATTAAAAAACGTAAAGAAGCATCTAAAGAAAAAACTAAAAGATTACAAGCCCAAAAGAAAAAAATAAAAGAAAATATCAATGGAAATTATACTATATATTCAGATATGGATGGGGTATTAGTAGATTTTGATAAAAGATTTAAAAGGTTTTCAAATGGGGTAGCTCCAACAGAATATGAACAAAAATTTGGTAAAGATAAATTTTGGGAAATAATTGATGGTACAGGAGTAAGATTTTGGGTTGGAATGGATTGGATGTCAGATGGTAAACAATTATGGAATTATATTAAAGAATATAATCCTACACTATTATCATCACCATCAAGATCTAATTATTCTAGAATGGGTAAAAGAATTTGGAGAAAAAGAAATTTACCTTCAACTAAATTAGTATTAGCTAGAGCTGCCAATAAACAAAACTACGCAGATCCTAATAGTATATTAATTGATGATAGAGAGTCAAATATAGATCAATGGATAAAAGCTGGTGGGATTGGCATATTACATACTGACACAGCTTCAACAATAAATAAATTAAAAGAATTAGGTTTATGAGTCAAGATAATGTTTTAAGAAAAGAATTTTCTAAAAAAGATGTTCAACGTGCTAGAAATTTGGTACAAGGAAAAAGTGGAGATAGAACCACTGAAGGGATAGGTTATTCTAAAAAAAATACATTTTATAAAGAAGGTGATATTTGGGAAGAAAGTGGTCGTAAATGGACTATTAAAGAAGGTATCAAACAAAATATCACAAAATATGATGATATAAAAAAATCAATAAAAACTCCTTTATTTTGTCCTAATTGTAAAAAACAAATGAAACATAAATTTGATTCTAGTTATTATAAAATTCATAAAAAATGTTATGATTGTTATCTAAAATTTGCTACAGATTTAAAAAGAATGGGAGCTTGGGAAGTATATGAAAAGAATATCCATAATTCAGATTTAAATATTTTTATTAAGGATTTTAAAGATTTTGTTAAAGATCAATTAACAGTATCTAATGAATCTTATGTAACAGAACAAGGTGATGTTGAAAAGTGGGTTGGTGGGTATGATAAAGAAAGGGTATTAGAAAGTTTAGAAAAGACAGTAGAATACTTAGAAAACTTAAAAAAATAAAATTCGCACATTTTATATAGTCTTTATATATTTATAATAAAATTAACATTAGAATAACATGGCTAAGGACTTTTCATTAACTAAATATTTTAGAGAACAATACATTAACGAATTTAAAAGCAATTCTCAAAAAGAAACTGATGCTATGCGTAGTTCTACTTTTACAGCATATGATGAAGATGGTGAACAACCTTATTTAAATGAAAAAAGCATTGAAGATTATAGAAGAGTATCTGCACCTAGAGCTAAAAAAGACAAAAATAATCCTAATTTTTTAAATGTATTTATAGATTATGATATTGGTCCTGGAGGTGCTACTATGGCATTTGGTCAAGAAACAATGACAGGTCAAATTAGAAGATTAAGTTCAGAAAGAGCTCGACTAATAATGAATAACATAGCTGTTATGCTTCAAGATAAATATGATATAGAAGATATTGAAGTTACAGATCTAGAAAATGGTAAAGTAAAATTATTTGCAGTATCAGATGATTTTATAGACATGAAAGGTGATGAATTTGGAGATTTTGGCTTACCAGGTAATTTAAAAGAAATAGATATTAATGATCCTGCTTTAGTAAAAGCAAGAGCAGCTAAGGATCAAATAAATAAACTTAAATCAAATCCAAAACCAAATTTTGATGAAGTTTTAGATTTAAGAGATGAAAAAGGAGATTTAGAAAGAAGAATTAAAAATCTTTATAGAGAAATGGAAAGTGATCCTGATGTAGAAGCAGAAGGAGGAGCTGTAGCAGATCAATATGGAGATGAATTAAATAAACTAGAAGCACGTTTATCTAAAATAAAAAAACAAATCAATCAATATGATATGAATGAATCATTAAATGAAGCACTTAATCCAGAAGTATCTAGAAAAGTAAATAGTTTTATTAAAGCAATGGCTAAAAGATATAACTACTCAGAGCAAGATGCTGTATTTGCTATCATGGCTGCTTTAAAACAAAGAATGATGGATGACATAAAGGAAGGATCTTGTGGTTATACACCAGATGGAAAACCAAGATCTAAACCTGCAAGTTCAGACCTAATGGAATTAAAAGAAAAAATATTTAACTCACTTAAAAAATAATTAATAATAATAAATTTTTATATATTTATAACAAAATAAACACTAAAATGGCAAACGAATTTAATTACAGAAATTACTTAAAAAACAACCCACTTTTGACTGAAGCGAAAAAAGATGAGGAAGTTAAAGAAGAGTATAAAAAAGACATGGACGAAGGATACAAAAAGGACATGGAAGAAGAAATGAAAACAGATAAAAAAACATCTAAGATGAAATTATCTGAATTTAAAGCTCAAATTAAAGAAAGAATTTTAGCTGAAATGTCTGATGACTTAGATGAAGCTGATGCAGTTTCTTTTAGAAGACAAAATTCTCCTTCATACACTATGGATGCTGATGGTGGTCCTGTTAACCCACAACCTCATAAAGCAGGTAAATCTACTGTTGAAGAAATGGAAGATATGGATGAAGAAATGAAAGACATAGATGAAGCTGAAGAAGTAGATGTTGAAGATAATGAAGATATTAATATTGATGTTGAAAAAGATATTGATATTGATGATGTATCTGATAAATCAGAAATTGAAGTAGACTCAGAATTAGCAGGAGAATCTTCTGATGTAACAGCTATACTTGGTCTTTTAACTAAAGCTCAAGAAAAAGCTGAAGGTATGGGAGACGAAAAACTACTTGATCAAATAGGTAATACAATTACATATTACACTAGAGCACACGTAGTAAAATCAAATTAATTTAATAAAAATAAAAGTAATGACACAAGAAATTTTTGATAAAATTGAAGTGCTTTATGAATCGTTCAAAGCAGAACATGCTGGAACTTCTAAAGCAGCTCATGGCCGTGCAAGAAAAGCACTAGGTAACATAAAAAAACTTATTTCAGAATATAGAAAAGCATCTGTAGCTGAAGATAAAAAATAATTTTAATGCTCAACGAAAAAAAGCTTACTAAAGCAGAACTTGATAAAAGAGAAGATATCATAATGAAAATGAAGAAGAACAAACGTTCTCTTGTTGACAAATATGGTAAAGATGCTGAAGCTGTGATGTATGGGCGTGCAACTAATATGGCTAAAAAACAAGCAGAATCTATGAAAAATGATAGACTAAGTGAATTAATAAAAGATTCACTAACCAATCCAAAAAAAGCAGATTTAAATAAAGATGGTAAACTATCTGATTATGAAAAAACCAGAGGTAAAGCAATTGAAAAATCAATGATGAAAGAAACTTTAGATGATGAAGTTTTTGCAATGGTTGATAGAATGGTAGCAATGATGGGTGCTGAAGCTGTTGTTGATGCAATAGTTAGAGCAATGTCTACTGATGATGCTAAATTATATTTAGGTGCTATAATGAGAGATTATGATATCAATG